TTCCTGTTGCAGCATTGTTAACTATAATCATATGACTTGGAGGAAATGTACCAGTGGGTGTTAAATTAATAGTACCGCTAGGTGTTGTATTGAAAATATTTGGACCATCAAATCTAACATCCTGTGCAGTATTCAATACACTAATTTTGTTTGGACCGATTCTGTGTGTTCTTCTCGTACCACCTTGTTTACCGCTAAAGTACAACACATGGTCTCCATCTGAGCCATCCGTACCGTGACTGTAAGACATCCACATGCCACCAAAGTTGGATGTTGATAGTCCCCCGACTTCATCTCCACCACCATGCATACCGTCAAGGTCTGCTGTCGAGTCAATTCTACCTGTTTGGTTACCAAGAGAACCAGTAGTCATTGGGCTGAAATAAATAGGGCTAGGTTTTACGAATGTACGCACATCGTATACTTCGGTTACTTCCATATCTAAATCTCCAGCGCCCGCATTGAAAGCGCATTTCACAACTGCAAGGGCTGTGCTTTGTTTAGATGCAAGGTTCAGGCCACCATTTAGACCGCTTGTATCACTCAAGAAACTTTCAGGCGTTACTGGAAATCCGGTAGATACAGGAGAACCCTGTTCTATGTGGATACCATATCTCGGAGATTCTGTATCACTACAAGCATAAACAACTAACAGACAAGTTTGACCGCTAGTTAACGCAGATGTACTACCTTCAATAGTACTCTGTTGTAGTGTAATGGTGTGTGTTGCACCTGCGGCTATGTTACCGAAAGGTATGATTAACCCGTCTAATACAGCATATCCACCTCTTACTACGATAGAGTTAGTACCGTTATCAGAAACAAATCCGGGGCTTGTAGCCTTAGCGTTCCTATTGCTATCACCTGTTGCTGTATCTTCATACATCAAGATTCCATTACCGTGTATGCCTTCAAATAAATTAGTTAAAGATGGAGAGAGAATATAATCTCCATCAGTCAATGTTGTTGTGTGCCCTGAAATGACGTTTTCTACCATAATATCACTTTACCTCTATCATTAATTGGATTACTACTTCGTTTGTTGATGTTTTCTTTATCGGATTGAAAACATGTCTTGTAATCGGGGTGAATCCGCTTGAACCCCTTAATTGCACGAACACTTCTTTGAGCGTTTCGTCGAATGCGTTTGCTGTTGTTAAATTACCTTCTACAAGTAATGTTGAATTATCCATAATGCGTACAGTAGGCGTTATTGTTATCGCTGGTCTACCAGCACTACCATCGCTACTTGTAGCAGGTGTGCTATCAAAACCAATAACCATTTCATTGATGTTATCGGCTATTGTTTCTATCACTAATCGTTTCAAATGGTCGTTTGCTGGCATTATGATTCCCCCTCTATTGTTGTAGATTCTTTTTCGATGAGTCCGATAGTTTCATTGTTCCCACCTAATACCCCTCTTTCGCTATTTCGGCCAATTAAGAAGCCAGCGTGTGATAATTCAGTAACTGTAATTGTCGGCGTTACTATTATTTCTAGGCTATCAAAGAATGAAAAGTTTTCATCTGTAATTTGGTTTGTCTTATCCGGCCTTCTCTTAGATGATGATGACACACTTCCGCTTTCTATACCCTGTAACACTCCTTCCAATCCCGATTCAACGCTAAGGAAGACAAAATCACTCAAAGCACTAGCCGCCCTGTGTTGTGCTTCTAATATGGTTAATCTTTTGCCTTCATATTCTACTATATCACCGGGTCTTGCATCCCATAAATTAGGATGTCCTCTAGATTGTAGCGAGCCTGTTGTAGACGCATTTGCTTTCAATATCTGTCTTGCAACTGTTTTTGCACGCGATATGCTTGTAATAGATTCATCAAATATAGGAGTTACACTTTCTAGTACATCTGTATTGTATTTACTCTGTTGTCTACTTCTATCATCCATTGTAAGAATCAAGTCTTCATTTAGCGCTATTTGTTTACCTTGCACCGTGACGCGATTTTCTATATTATCGACAGGGTTAGTATTTTTCCTTCCGAATCGTATACTGCTGTCTATTCTCCTACTAATATCTGCATAATTGAAAGGTACATAATTCAATACACCATATCTGTTCATCATAGTCACACGATTATCATGTCTAGAAACAAAGCGTAAGGCTGTAATTAGATTAATGCCATAGAAATCAGACGCTAAGAATGTATTACTTATCTTACGTCTATTATTGCTACCTCTAGTAGTTGTAATGTGTGAACCTGTTGTTACCGCAGTAATTGCATCAGGCACATTTTGTGCTAATCTAACCGCTAAATCGGTAGTTCTAAATCCAATATCTATACCTTGTGCAAGATGTACTCTTTCATCTCTAAAACCTATATCTTTCAAAGTGCGACCTTTCATGTTGCGTAAATCTAATTGTAGACCATTGCTGGTAGAAGTAACTGTACTCTTCATAATTCGGTTTACTGGGTTATCTTCGCTATACAATAAATCTGTAACCTTGTTTTTACCATTACTAGACCATATATCGCTTTTCAGCGAATGCCCGTCAGTTTCAGTATGCGTAATGATAATACTAGATTCAGATTCAACTAAAGAATATGTACGCTCTGTTGCTAAATCGTAATTATCAGCGTTTATCGCTTCAATAGTAACTCTAGTCTTACCCGCACTTCTTGGTTCTACTTTTGCGTAATGTACAGCGTTATCTACAAACACTGGTTGTCTAATATCGTTCATTACATTTGTCAAGGTTTCATCAAACCTACCTTTTGACGATTGGATAAGACCCATCACGCACCATCTCCGCTATGGTCTGTGACATTGAAGTCCACATCACCTTTGTGCCCTTTATTGTGTAATGACTGGCTAAATCTAGGTTTTACAGCAAAGTCGCTTCTCTTGAGTTCATCGTCTGTGTCTTCTTCTTGCCTTCTTCTCGCTGCATCCGAGCGATGATGTTGTAGTGTGTTTTCACTTATGATAATTCTAGATACGCTAGTTTTCAAACTTGTGTTATCAAACCCGCTTACACCCGTACCTAGTAACTTTGGTCCATAACTGAGTGGTGTAGTGAATGCAGCAGTATGGTCGAATACAAATATAGGAAGATACGGGCCGTTACCGTCGGGTAGACCGCTTCTTGATAGATTCGTATTAGGTGTTCTACCGTTTTCCACTTCGTATGTGAATATACCATACTTGCCGCCGGATGTTGCGTGTAGGTAATTTTGAGTGTATTGAGGCGATGCACTATTCAATGAATTGTGTATGCGATATACTTCCGTGTGTTTAGCGTCTAAAACTCTTACTGGTCTAACTAAGAACTTTACAATATTATCGTTCTCATTATTTCTCACAGTATCTGTATTATAATTTGTAACACTCCCATCAGATGGACTTTGGTAAGGATTACTTGTGTGATTACTACCGCTTAAAGTTGCAACACCCCAACCAGTATCGTCAAACAGTCCAGCATAACTCTTCGTCTCAATTATGTATGAACCTCCGTATGGTCTGAACACGTTAGTGTGTGAGTATCTATGAACGGCAGAAACCGTAGAGCCACTACCTTGTCTTGAGAAACTGATACTTGTATAATTTGCATCTGCCAAACTACCTTCAATTTGCATTGCACCTTCTAGTATAACTCTCTGACCTACATTTCTATCAGTGTGTAAACTATGTGCTTCTGTGTTGATGACTACGTGATTTTGTTCTATACCTTCTACAACTTGTGCGTCTATTCCAATTCTCGGACTAGTGCGCGAAATAGCATCTGTGTGTACACTTGTACCAACTATCTCTTCTATTCTATCGCTGACTGTTGCCTCTGATTTTAGTAATCCATTGTCGTCTATACCAAGTTTAGAACTGATGCCCCTCTTGACTTCATCGGCTTGCAGTACAGCGTTACGTGGGCGTAACAGCCCATCTCCGAACAATGGTTCAGCAGTGTTATGGCTAAGAACTATCCCAGTCTTATGTACTGGTGTTGATAGTTCTGTGAGTATCTCTTCGTTAAATGCGGTTGGATATCTTACGCCTCTTCCATTACCCATATCACCTACACGCAGTGAATGCACAGGTGCAAACACGTCTACCAATTCATTTGTGTTAGCATTGTTAGTATTATTCAACACACCACCGAATCGAGGTATTGTGTAATCATCAGTCATTGATATATTTCCATTAGTCAAATTGGCTATACCTTTCAGATTGAATAGAGGCTTGCCACTGTTCCAAATACGTGCATGTGCGGTATTGCTACCGTTGTCATATGCGTCACCGCAATCCCATGATGGTCTAATACCGAATCCACGCACTGGGGCACGTCTTACAGCCTCTCCACGCTCATTGCCCCACCAATCTATCAGATAGTACTGAGAGGCCACAGATAGGCTTGTTTCTCCTTTACCTTCTTCATCGCCCCACCAATCTCTTTCAGTACGTGTTGGATTTCGTAT